GCGCAATAATTTGCAGATGCGGTTCGGCAGTGTTTTGTTGAACAGTCTGCCAGCGGCTTCGAACGCTCCTTTACGAATGTGGAGGTCGAAGCGGCTTTGATCATCTTCGAGGAAAACCACAGAGTCGTCAGAATCCATGATGCGCGTGACGCAAGCAATGGACTCAGCAAACGCATCACCCACCTGCTCAGCATTGTAGCCGCACATGTAGATGACTTGCTTTCCAGACTTGATCTCCCCGGCGGTAAACGCTTTGGGAGCCAAGGCCTTCTTGACGTTCTTGGTGAGTGGTTTGACCCACGGGCCAACGATGACATTGAGTTCTTCGGGACAACCCTGAATGAAACGGGGATCCTTAAGTGTCGGTTTGGCCTGTGTGGCTTCTTTGAGGGCAATTTCCTTTTTGATGAATGCCGATGCCACCATCTTGCTGGGCAAATCGAAGCCGTCAGCAGCCATAGCGCGTAGTCGGTCGCGTTTGGCGGGTGGGTAATTTGAGCTCCACGTGTGTATGTCCATTGGACGTTTCACTGGACGTACGAAGTCGAAAACATGGCCAATGCGCTGGAAGGCGCTCTTCCAATGGGCATTAACTGCTTTTTCGTTGTCGGTGGCAGGAACCATTTTGCCGACGCGACCTTCAATTGACTTGACTTCGTTGTGTGTGCAACCACGGTAGACTGTGGGAGCGATGCCCTCGATGCCCCAATGTTGCTCACAACCGAAGGAGGTATTGCAACACGGGTCACCGGGCTTGTATTTGAAACGAGGGTCAAGAGGTGGAGATGCCATATGATGCTCCTCAAGGCAGACGCTCTCGTACACACGCGACTTGGCAAGTGCTACGGAGCGAAAAGCGTCGAGCAACCAGATGAGGCTGGTGCCGACAATGCAATGGGAGACGACGATGACGACATTCCACGAAACGTGGGTTAGAACTGCGGTTGAAAGAGGCAGTTGCGAAATAAAGAAATGCACAACTACTCTGATAAGGAATTCGCAGAACAATGCGGTGCGGGTGAAGTTAGTGCTGACTGACAGCTCCACGAGCACAAGAACCCCTGTCGGTATGAGGTCCCACGGATTTAGCGCGACAACGTCGTCAGCCCATGCAAATGGTAGCATGTGGCCAGCGCGCTTGAAGCACTCTTCAGCTACTGGAATGATTAGCAGCCGGACTAACAGAGCAAGCATCCAAGCAATCCAATGTGTACGAGGATCGCGAGAGAAGGGCTGTATAGCCTCGAGCTTCCGCAGGCGCTCAAGCTCGCTCCCACGAACGGGTGCGATGTCATTGAGGCGTACGTATTTGCCAAATGAGTGGGCAAATCGCTCCATACCACGTCGAGCACTTGACGGGTTTGCATAAGTTAGGCCCTCGACAGTCTTGTTGCGGGCAATGGTCCCCAGTCGCATGCCTTCAGCGTGTAGGCGCGCAACTGTGTCAACGGCATTAACGCCGCGGTCCTTCTCGTATAGCTTGTCTTTTCGGGCTATTGCGGTCAGACTCTGCAGCACAACCTTGCGGTCGAGTGCATTATCGGGGTCCTTTGTCAGCCACGCGAATGACGCCTTGCAGAGAATGTCTGCTTTGATGGCATCGGCCTCTAGCTTGAGTTGATCCTCTGGGGCGAGGTCGTCCTCGGGCTCGGACTGCGGGGTTGGGCGAGGTGTATCGCCGTGTCCATGGGGTGTATGCCCACGGCCATGCTGAGCAGGCGGTGTGCGCTGCGCAGTCTTCGGATTCCTGCACAAGGCTGCAAGGTGTCCGGGCTGACCACAGTTGTAGCACTTCCGATCGGGCCACTGAGTGGTCGCGGGTGCGTAGCCCTCAAATGTTGGGCTCT